ACCGGCGCTTGTACTCCGTACTCCAGCAATCTACGGCGAGCCCTGCAATGGCTAAGAGTGGCAACTACTCCTACAAAAGGTGGGTCTTTACAATTAATAACCCTACCTTTGAAGATTATGTTCATGTTTTAGAGTTCAGCACGCTCGACAATTGCAAGTTCGCAATCGTCGGAGAGGAAAAGGGCGCGAACGGTACACCTCACCTTCAGGGATTCCTGAATCTCCGAAGCAATGCGAGAGCTGCCGCCCTTGAAGAGTCGCTGGGAGGAAGAGCCTGGCTCTCTCGTGCCCGGGGATCTGACGAAGATAACGAAGAATATTGCTCCAAAGAGTCGACATACCTGAGAGTTGGTGAACCAGGCGGTAAGGGTCGATCCTCCCAGCTCGCCGATGCGACATCCGCTGTGCTCGCTGGTCTCCCGCTGACTGACGTTGCCCGGAAGTATCCGACGACTTATGTTATCTTTGGGCGTGGCCTCGAACGTCTTCGTCACCTGATCGTTGAAACGCAACGTGATTGGAAGACAGAAGTCATCGTCTTGATTGGTCCGCCAGGGACCGGAAAGAGCCGTTATGCGTTTGAATTTCCCGCCGAAAACAAGTATTACAAACCACGCGGGAAGTGGTGGGACGGTTACTCGGGAAATGACGTAGTCGTCATGGACGACTTTTATGGTTGGGTACCTTACGATGATCTGCTTCGGATCACTGACCGTTATCCGTTACGTGTTGAGTTTAAAGGTGGCATGACCCAGTTTGTTGCTAAGACGTTGATCACAACTAGCAACAAAGAGCCCCGTGATTGGTATAGAAGTGAGTTCGATCTGTCCGCCTTATATCGGCGCATTAATAAGTATCTTGTCTATAATGTTGACAAGTATGAACCTGCCCCCGCTTGTTCCCTCCCCTTTCCAATAAACTACTGAGACAAAGTTGTCGTTTTATGTCTTTATTAAGGTGAACACTCGAAAGGGATATACACTTGGGCAGCTGGTTATGGTGAACACTTGAAAGGGATATACACTTGGGCAGCTGGTTATGGTGAACACTCGAAAGGGATATACACTTGGGCAGCTGGTTATGGTGAACACTCGAAAGGGATATACACTTGGGCAGCTGGGTTAAGGTTAGGACAGGACCACGTTTATGCCTAGAACCCGGTGAACTGACCAAACTTGATGTAAAACGTAAATTGAGCTTCTATATCATATTTCCCCTCGTCGCCGGTCGCATTATCTGGTTTTCTGAGGCTCATGCCCATGCCGTAATGTACTACTTGGTCTTGACTGCAATTTATCCAGGTGAAGTTTTTACCTCCTAGGAAAAATGTAGAATACTTGGTGCCTTCTCCTGCCCCTTGAATTGTTGGTTTCGGTACGAAGTACCGTCTGTGGATTCTCGATGGGTCCCATGTCCTCCTGCTGCTTGTTGATCCGTATGGGTCAATGGCCCATCCTGTAGTTGATGTCCTCACGATTTGCCCGTCCTTGTCAATGATCGTTGAGCCTTGTGTTTTGCTTTTTTGGTAAATGTTGTATGCTGGTCTCAGGGTCACAGCAACCCCTTTTATTATGTAGTAGTCGTAAGGGTAGTGGTACTGTGGCTTACCCCCTTGCATGTAGCTATTTGTGTCTCCAAACATTGCCCATCTCATGTTCAGTCCACAGATGTTGTTTCCTTGTGCTGGTGGGTCTGTGTATTGAGCCCCATCTTCTAGACTTAAGCTCTGCCATCTCCCCGCTGCCGTCGGTCCAGTTCCGGATCCGAAAAATCCAAATACGGTATGTCTGGTGACTTTGAACGTCACTACTGAAAATCTTCGTCTTGGTCGTCCGATACGTAGCCTTCGTCTTCTGAATCTCCTACGTAGACCCCGCCTCCTCCTCCTAGCACGATATGCACGCCGATAGGTGCTGCGTCGCATCTGCAGTGTGGGCAGTGACTTCCTGTAATGTATAAAAAGACCGCACAAGCGCCGTTATATTATT